AACAGCTGTAGCGCCATCGTTTATTGATGCATTATTGATTGACATGTTATTGTCCGGTTAATTAGCCTTTTAAGCGTTTCCCGACCAGGGAAGCGACGTCAGCTATGGATGATAATGACCTAAATAACCCTTGTATTTCTACAGGAGGAACTAAGTCGGAGATTGACAACGATATTGGACTACGTTCACGGGATTCCCCGTCAATTATAATCTGGTTACCGTTGAGGCTTATGGTCCAATCTGCCTGAGATTCTGACACTAGTTGTGTCACCTCACGCGTGATGGAGTGACGCGAGTCACATGCCATAAGTACTTTAATATTCGGATCCAGCAGGTTGGTCAAACCTTGAACACTATTACTAATGTTCACTACACGATCAATCACCCAGCTATAAGGCATAACAGCCCAAATACCAGCTGGGATATCTTTATTGCGTAGTCCTAAATCCGCGCGCCAACCGCGCGCCGGGTTTGTCACCTCGTAGAGGATCGTAATCTTTCCCGACGCTGTTTTTGATTCCCAATGAGTATAAGTTCTACCACTCACTGTTGTGGAACTGGTTGATGTAACACTATCAGCATACGTACCTCGCGATGTTAGTCGACGAGGCAGTGCACGATTCCGATCGGACATAGCCTCAACGATGTTTAACGAACTCTGAATAAGAGGACGATAACCATTATTTACGGTTAACCAAGCGTTTGATGCGGCTCGAACGGTAGAGAGGAATTTACTCTTCCGCTTGAGTTCGTGCTGATATTTATGGGCTAGCTCCATCATGCTTCCAAGAGGTTTCCTAAGAGTTTGAGCAGTTTTGTCAAACTCAAGAAGATCCTCCATGAAAGCATACGGAGTTTTATCCATGTTACTTATAGCGCTAAGGATAGCAGAGCGGCGTTCATTGTCGATATCGATATTGACGGACTGAAAGGTAGGATTGTCATACTGTTGAAAATAACCAGTTACATTCCCATCTACATGTCCCCAATTCGAAGGATTCGATTTTTGGACCGCATGCCTTGAGCCAGAGCCAACAGTGCAAGAAACTTTCTCATGCACCATCGGGTTATTAAAAATAACGCCTTCCCTCCTGAGTCTATTAAACCCAGGGTTGACAACGTCAGTCATAATATCACGCGCATAGTTAGAGCCAACAACATTCGGCGAAGGCGTAGGATTCGGAGTTCCCGAAGTCCACGCTATTGCGTCGATTTTAATATCGTTGTTGACACGTGTTCTACTTGACATGAAGCTCTCCTTTGTTATAAAGCAAGACCCC